TAAAGTTTTGTTTTTTAACTTTGAAAATGGCACTGAATTCTTGCCATTGGATATTGACCCCGTGCCGATTCAGAAATGGTCGGAATTTAAGTCATATATCAAGCAATTACGCGACCCCGAAGTACAGCAAATGTATTCTACACTTTGTATTGATACCGTAACCATTGCGGCTCAATTATGTGAACGTTATGTATGCCTTCAAAATAATGTAGAGCATATTAAAGATATTCCTTATGGTGCAGGTTATAGTATGCCCGCAAATGAGTTCTTTAATGTATTTCATGAAATTTCTATGCTTGGTTATGGTATTATTTTTCTTGCTCATACAAAAACTCAATATTCTGAATATGTAGATGAAAAAGGTGAAAAGATTCAGCAAGTTACTGCGGATGTAGATAAACGTATTTTTTCAGTCCTAAACGGTATGTGCGATATTATTGCTTATGCTGAAAAACAGTATGACCCGCTCACCAAGACAATGACAAGAGTTTTGTATACCGATGCTGATGCACCTAATATGGTCACTGGCGGACGATGTGCTCAATATTTTCCAAAAGTAATCCCGCTTAATTACAAGGTATTTGAACAGGAATTGGAAAAGGCAGTAGCAAAAATTGCACAAGCTTCTAATTCAGAATTAAGTGATACTGCAGTTCTACGTGAAAGTAAACGTAGTTTTGATGAAGTAATCAATGAGGCGCGTCAATTCTGGGTATCCTATATTGATAGTGCAGAAACGGATGAAGAAAAAGAGCGTAAATTATCTATCTTACAAGATATTGTACAGCGTATTTTTGGTAAGCCAATTAAACTTTCTGGCGTTGTTCCGTCTCAACAAGAGTTACTTGAATTAGTAGTGCAAGAATTCCATAATCTCAGCAATTAATTGGGAGAAAATAAAGTGTTTTACCCTGTATTTCGCCTCATATAAGTAGAGGGTAATCCTCAAAAGGAGGTTAAAATATGGGGTATATTTATTTAATAACCAATAATATTAATGGAAAAAAATATGTAGGACAAACTATTCATTCTGTTAATACCCGTTGGATTCAACATAAAAGTGAAGCTAAACGAGGTATTCCTGATGTATATTTTATTCGTGCATTGCGAAAATATGGAGTAGAAAATTTTTCTGTTCAAGAATTAGAAGAGTGCGATAATTCGATTCTTGACGAACGAGAACAATATTATATAAAACTATATAATAGCAACAATAATTTAAAAGGTTATAATTCTACTATTGGCGGCAATAGCAATAATCGAAAATATGAACCAGAACTTATTTTAAATTATTGGCGGCAAGGGTTTGCGGCAATAGAAATAGCAGAAAAATTATCTTGTTGTAGACAAACAATTGTTACTGTTTTAAAAGATAATAATATTTCTGAATTTGACATTCGTTCAAGAGGAATAAAACTTAATTCTATAAAAAATAAAAAAATTATACTTCAGTATGATTTAGAGGGTGAATTAATTAATATTTTTTCTTGTATTGAGGAAGCAGCAAATATTACTGGTTATGGGATAACAGGCATTAGAGAAGTATGTAATCATAAAATGCCTACCGCACATGGCTATATTTGGTGCCATGAAGATGAACCAAAAACAATTGAAGAATTAATTAATGAATTACCAAAGAAGAAAACACAACGAGAAATTGAACAATATGACTTAGCCGGTAATTTTATTAAAAGATATGAATCAATTGCGCGAGCGGCGGAAGAATTAAATTTACATCGCACTTCAATAGAAAGCGCTTTAAATAATAAAGCATTTAATTGCCAAGGATATTTATGGAAATATGTAGATGATGAAGAAAATATCTTAGAAAAAGTTAAGCGCAATAATAGTAAAAAAGATTATCTAAAAATTGGTATTAACCAGTATACAAAAGAAGGTATTTTTATACAACACTATGATAGCGCCGCTGACGCGGCAAAAGCACTAAATAAAAATGGCGGCGGTTCTTCTATTACAAAAGCCTGCCGTGGTAAATTAAAAACAGCTTATGGATATAAATGGAGTTATGATGAATAATCATAACTTTTTTTATTGACATTTTCTCAAATTTATGCTATACTTATATTAGATTAAGTGTAGGAAGTGAATTAAATGCGATTAACTCATAAATGTTATGGATGCGGTGAAAGTTTCCTTAAAACAGATATGATAGAAATTTTTTCTGCATCTGGAAAAACTTCACAATGGTATTGTCCGAAATGTGCGGATGAAAAACACGCGCGAGAAGCTTTTTCTGATAAAGTATGCCAAATTTTTGGTATTAAATCTCCAGGACCTCGTATTTGGACGGAACGTAAGAGATTGCGAGATACATATGGATATACGGATAATACAATAATTGATTGTTTGGATTATATCTATAATATTAAAAAAATGAAAAAACTATCAGAATCACTCGCTTTAGTTAAGCCTTCAATGGTAGAAGAAGCGATGGCTTACAAAAAGCGAGAGGAAACTAACAATAATAAGATTATTGCGGCAATGAACACAGAAATGAAAGAATATGTGGTTCCGCTGCCAAAAAGAAAAGAAAAAAAGAAAGAAAAAATAAACCTGGACGATTATCTTGATGATTAAAGGTGGGAACAGAAGTGGTTTTATCGGATAACGTAGCAACCCGTCAAGTAATTGGGTGCTTAATGTTGAATCCGCTTCTATTTTTGGAATATCCTGACTTATATTCAACTGATTTTGATAATAAAGTAGCGCGAATTTGTTTTCTAAGTATTAAAAATTTGTATGATAATGGCGCAACTAAATTAACACCAATTGAAGTAGATCAGGAAATTAGTCAGTATAGCAATAGCGCGGCAATCTATAATTCAGGTAATGGGCTGGATTTACTGAAAGAAGCTTATGAATTTGCTACGCTTAGTAATTTTGAATTATATTATAATCGTTTTAAAAAATATTCTTTGCTTCGTAGATTACATAAAAGTGGATATGATATTAGTAAATATTATAAAGAGAACATAGAGATTGACGATCCAAAATTAGAAGCAGAGTTACAAAAAAATTTTGATGAAGCATCTCTTGAAGAGATTTTAAATAATGTAGAAGGCAATTTTAATTTAATTAGAGAAGAATTTTTACGTGGAAAAAATAACCAAGGCAATCCCGCAGAAGGTATTTTTGAGTTAATTGATGAGTTACAAAAAGCGCCCAATATGGGGCCAAGTATAGAAGGAAAAATATTTAGTTCTGCTTGTAGAGGGGCACGACCAGGATGTTTTTATTTAAAAAGTAGTTCATCAGGTTCTGGTAAAACTCGTACAAGTATATTTGATGCTTGCCATATTGCCTATCCTGTAAGATGGTCGCATGATAAACAATGTTTCATTAGAGAAATTACTAATGAAGGTGAAGAAGTTCAGCCTGAAAAAGTTTTATTTATAGTAACCGAAATGGATAAAGAAGAGCTTCAAACAATTATGTTAGCGTATTTATCTGGCGTTAATGAGGCTCATATTTTAACTGGTAAATATGAAGAAGGAGAATTAAGTCGAGTTAAATACGCGGCAAAAATTATTAAAGAATATAAAGATTATTTTTTTATTGAAGAAATCAGTGAACCAGATTTAACTAATGTTGAAGCAACTATTAAAAAATATGCGACGATTGACAATATACATTATGTATTTTTTGATTATATTCATTCAACAGCTAATATGATTAGTCAATTTGAACGTAGCGGCATCAATGAAGCATCAATACTTATGATGATGGCAAATCAATTAAAACAATTAGCTAAAGATTACAATATATTTATATCATCTGCCACACAAGTAAATATGGGTGCAATGAGTGATGACGGTGAGTTCAAAAATGAAACCAATATTCGTTCATCTAAAGCTGTAGCTGATAAAGCAGATGTAGGGTGCGTAATGACAAAAATTGGAGAAAAAACTTGGAATAGTCTTAAGGCGTCATTAATGCCAGCCGCTCGTGATGGCAGAATTAATATAAAATATTTAGAGAATGAGGATTATCGTCCAACTCATATTATTGATATTTATAAAATGCGTCGTGGGCGCTATAAAAATGTTCGTATCTGGACACATTTAGATTTAGGTAATGGTTACAGAAACGATTTGTTTATGACGACCGCAGATAATTCGCCTATTTCTAATCCGCCTGATTTATTTTTATCTGCACAAGAAGAAAATATAAGAAATTGGAAGGAAAGATTATTAAATGGTCAACTTTAATGAAGCTGATAAAGAAGCTTTTCTTGCCACTTTAAGTGTAAAAAATATAATTGATTCTATTACACTTTATGATGTAAAAGATTTTTTAGAAAGTTTAGGTGTAGACCAAATTGATGTAAATGAAGAAAAGCAATATTTGGTTTGTCCCACTATTTGCCACAATCCAATACATGAAGCTGAGTCAATGAAGTTATATTGGTATCAAAATAATAAAATTTTTAGATGCTACACAGAATGTAATGAAGCGATGTCAATTTTCGAACTCTATCGGCGTTATATGGAATTAAATGAATATCCTATTACGCTCGAAGAATCAGAAAATTATGTTAAACAATTTTTAAAACATATTGTTATCGCGGCCAGGCCTAATGCTAAATTTGAAGAAATCGTGCAGAAATATCAGTATGACACGCATATTCCAGTATTAGATGAATATCCTAAATCGGTTTTGGATTGTTTTGTTAAATATTATCATCCAACTTGGCTAAAAGACGGCATTACGAAGCAGGCTATGGATAAATTTGATATTCGGTTTTCAGTGAGTCAGAATAAAATTATAATTCCACATTATGATATAAATGGACGTTTAATTGGTATCCGCGGACGAGCTTTAGAGAAAAATGAAATAGAAGAGTTCGGCAAATATAGACCAATACAAATTGGTAAAACATTATATACCTACCCACTTCAATTTAATTTATATGGTATATATGAACATCAACAAGGTATTCGCGCACGGCGAAGTGCCATTATAGCAGAAGCAGAAAAGTCAGTAATGCTAGATGACGGATATTATGGTGATTATAGTAATTGCGTAGCTTGTTGCGGTTCGACTTTTAATAAATATCATATTAGTCTATTAACGGATATTTTGGGAGCAAATGAAATTGTTATTGCTCTTGACAAAGAGTATGAAGATTGGCGAAGCGAAAAGGCGCAAAAATATAGAAATAAAATTGAATCAATGTGTAATAAATATAAGCACAAAGCTTCATTTTCATATATATGGGATTTCGACAATATATTAAATGAAAAAGATTCTCCTTTTGATAAGGGAGTAGATATTTTTAAATATTTATATAAAACAAGAGTAAAGGTGAAGTAAATGAACTATCGACTACGAAATAATTATAGTAAAGAACCAGATAAAGCAATTATTGATATTCTTCAAGATAGAGGAGTTAAAAATGTAGAAGCATTTGTTAATCCTACTAAAGAGAATGAAAATAATCCATATAATTTAGATAATATTAAAGAAGCGGCGGAAAAACTTTTATACCATTTACAACAAAATAATTATATTTGTATTTTAACAGACGCCGATAATGATGGATTTTGCTCCGCGGCTATAATGTGGAATTATATTAAAACAATTTATCCTGATTCTAAATTATATTTTACACTACATGAAGGCAAGGCGCATGGTTTAAGTGATAAAATTGATTATTTTTTAGATGAAGCACACTTTGATTTAATTGTAATACCCGATGCTGGTAGTTATGATATTAAATATTTTCATCAGCTAAAACAAGTTAATACTGACGTAATTTGTCTTGACCACCATCCAATGATGTATTATGAAGATGGTTCACCAATGATTAATAATTGTTCTACTGCTATTGTGGTAAATAATCAACTATCAACAAATTATCCTAATAAAGATTTTTGCGGTGCTGGTATAACATATAGATTTTGTAATGTGCTTGATGATTATTTACATATTAATTTAGCACACAACTTTGTAGACCTCGCGGCAGTAGGTAATATTGGTGATGTTATGTTTCAGGGTGACCCTGAAACACGTTATGTAATTAAAGATGGCTTAGCCAATATTAAAAATGAAGGTTTAGCCGCGATGATTGAGGCACAAAGCTATTCATTAAAAGAGCGTGCCACATATCCATATTCTCTTACTCCAATTGATGTCGCTTTCTATATTTGCCCTCTAATTAACGCTATTGTTCGCGTAGGAACAATGCAAGAAAAGGAATGCCTATTTTATGCCCTTACAGACCCATATAAAGAACTTAAAAGCACTAAACGTGGTGCAAAAGAAGGAGATATTGAATTAGCAAAAGACCAGGCTGCAAGAGTAGCAAA